CCGATCTGAGCATTGGAATACTCGGCATCGTCATCACGCTCCGGCGCACTATCGGGAACCCCTACAAGCACGTCCTTCTGGGCGATCGAGTGCAGCGTCTTGATGATGCCCTGAAGACGATCAATCTTCATCTCAACGCCCATGCCTCACCTCATAGCTGAACACCACCCGCGCCAAACATCTGGATCAAGCGCCACAGTTCGATACCGTAGGTGGTCAGGTTCCAGAATGTTGCGTCCGGATTGGCCACTGACCCAGTGTCATAGCTAACACTGACCTTATCGACCGATTTGGAACTTTGTGGCCCCGTCACCTGGCCAGGAATCCCACCAGCTGCTGATGCCTGCTGGTTCCTGACCGCAATGGCCAAGTGATGGGCCGTGTATAGCTTTACACCCAGCGGCCAGAGAGTCCCCCAGCGGCTTTGGTTCAGCATTGCTTCCGCCATCGTGCTCCAAAGAGTCAACTGGCTATCCGTATACCGGGTAGTGTCAGCAAACTCCGGAAAGTCTGCGCGAAAGGCTGCTAGATCCATGGGTTACTCGCTTGCGTCTTTGGGCGGACGGCCCGGGCGTCGGGCTTCCGGCTTGGCTTCCTGAACCTCTTCAGCCTCGATATGCGCCTGGACGAACCAATGGCTCACCAGGTCATCATCGATCTGCTGAGCGCCTTCCTGGAACTCCAGTTGGCGCCCGTCAGGGGCATTGAGGCGGAAGGCCTTGATAACACGTACCTTAGCCATCCCAGCCTCCTTAGATGCCGTCGCGGTAGCCGACCGTTTCCGGATACACGAACTCGACCGCACCCAGACGACCGAAGTAGGTGGTCAGTTGGCGCAGATCGCGGTATTCCAGCGGGGTGCGCTGGAGGGGAACCAAGGGGAAGCGCACGCGATCCATTTCTTTCGTGTACGCAACCATGCGGTTGGAATTGCTCGTGCCGCGGCCAACCAGCCACTTGAGGGGCTGGATGTCCAGCGGGCGGCCGTTGACGGCGTTGCTCAGGCTGTTGACTTTCAAGAACTCCAGGATGCTGATGTTACCAGCGCTGGAGACGATAGTGGACACCAGACGGCCGTAGTTGGTCGGATCGATCAACAGGCGCGACGGCATCACAGCATAGGCCGAAGCTGCCCACACGCTGCTCAGCAGCTCGTTGACATCAGCCAAGATCTGGGCCGGCGTGGCGGTCGCCCAGTTGCCCGTGGTGGCGTTGGCCACGTTGGTCACGGCAGCACCGTTCACCAGGCCGGTTTGGCCCAGGCCAGTATCACCGATGTAGACCTGTTCATCGATGTCCATGTTGTACTTGAGCTGCATGCCCGCGTACTTTTGCTGATCGACCGGACGACCCAGCTTTTGGGCCGATTCCAGTTCGGGCAGCGTCCAGCCCAGTTGCATGCCCCAAAGGGACAGCGCTTGGGCGGTCTTGCTGATGTCCAGGCCGATGCCGGTGATGGCGTTGGCTTCCTTGCCAATCCATGCCTTGCCGCTCAGGCCAGTACCCGAAGCCGCCGCAAAGCTGGAGTTCGTGAACGACGAGAACTCATCGGCCACGGACACGTCCTCACGCAGGTCGATGTCACGGTTCCAGGTCACAGCCGCCAGCGGGGCGTGCAGGTTCTGGTCCAGGCGTTCCAGTTCGCCGACCAGGAATGCGCCGGCGCTGTCGATCGTGCGCTGATCGAAGGTCATCAGACCGTCACGCGTATACGCACGAATGATGTTGGATTTCTTCATTTTCCCTTCCTATGGGCGTAAAAAAACCCGCCGAAGCGGGTTCTTTGTGCGTTGCGGTCGGTTAGACCTTGAACGAGATTTCCACGTTGCCGTCAGCGTCGGCGGCGGACATGAATACGCAGTTGGCAACCGCGATGGTGTTGGTACTGTCGGCCGCGGCCTCGATGCCACCGATCGGCTGGTCGGTCGTGCCGTTGGCGACACGCACATAGACCTGTCCATTCAGGGCGGCAGCAGCCGAACCGCGCAGCTTGACGGCGGCATAGCCACGGCGCAGCACGTCGGCCGGGCCAGTCGTGGGCGGGGTGGCAACACCCATAGCCGTGGAGGCCGATTGCGTCGGGAAGGGGCGCACCAGCAGGCCGTAGACGGCGGTGGCAGCGTCACCCGTGCCAATCGGCACAAACCGGCCGCTGGCGATCTTGCCGAACAGGCCATAGGCGGAGAAAGCGGCGGCCGAGTTGAACAGTTGCGGCTCAATCGTGGATTGCGATTGGCGCGTAACGTCGCCCGGGATGCCGAAGGGCATGCGGTAGAGAATTGCGTTGGTGGCCATTCTTTGGTCCTCAGTTATTTGGCCGAACGGCCGTCCCAGTAAGCGCGGTTACGCGCATTGATTTCGGCGGCCGACATCGGCCCACCAAAGTCCCGAGTGCCGATCCCGGAGCGGATCCCGGCGGCGTTGTTCTGCGTACGGCGAACCTCGGCAGCGCCCGCGAAGATCGCGGCCACTTGCTCAGGCGTCATGCCGGCAAAGTCGGCAGTCTTGCCAGCCAGAAACGGATCGATAGCCTTGCGGCCAGCTTCCGTGTCGTAGGCGGTGGCCAGAGCCTTGCGCTGGCAGGAGCAGGCTGCATCGGCGGTCATGCCCTTGGCAGCATCGAAGGTCGGCAGCTTGAAGCCGGGCGCCAGGATCTCGGCGCGCTCGGCCAGCTTGCGCAGGCTGTCGCCGGTATAGGCTTCGCCCTTGGCTTCGGTGTTGTGCTCGGCTTCTTCGGCGCTGAGGATCGTGTCTTTCGTCTCTTCCTCTTCGTCGTCCTTCTTCTCGTCCGTGGTGGCGCCTTCCATCTTCTCGATGAACTTGGTCACCAGCGATTCCAGGCGATCCATGCGGGCCAGGATGTCGCGGTCTAGGTCGTTGTCTACCTTTTCCTCCGATTCATCCTTGGTTTCCTTCTCGTCCTTTTTTTCTTCGGTTTCGTCCATGGTTTCCAGCTCGTTCATGGCTTCCGTCAGGGCTGCGGTATCCCGGGTGCCAAAGGCGCCCCAGATCCGCTGCACGAGGGTCTTCTTTTTCATGCTCGGTTCCTTATCTCCGATTGCGCAACGAGGCCCGCAGCGGCCACGCTCCACTAGGGCAACATGGTTGCCAATGATGTTGCGCTGCTCCCCGCGCCCGGGTTCTACCTGCTCGTAATCCGCCTCGTAGCCGCAGGAGACTTCCCGCAAGCCAGACCGGATGTCCTCGATAGCCTGCGCATCGGTGATCAGAAGATCCGCAAACAGGTAATCGTTCTCGATGCCTTGGCCCTGGCGCACGTTCTGCACCGTGCCCACGGCAAGCTGGCGCCACGTCTCAGGCGTGACGAAATCGTCCGGGTGGTCCAGGGTGACCGGCTTGCCCTCAAAGCTGGCAATCGTCTCCGGTCGGAACACTTCCTCCGGGCTTCGGTTGATCTTGATAAGGCCGTCAGGCGTTGCCTCTACAGGCACCTCTCCATCGGCATACAGCAGCTCGCCAATACGTGCGATCGGCACATCCCGGCAGAGCAAGAAGCCTTCGTTGGTCAGCTCCTGCTTCTCGCCAAGCCTCTGGACCGTGTAGAAGGGCATCGGCTCTTTGTCAGTCGTCTTTGTTGCCATTGGTCGCCAAGCTCAAAAGAAGAACCCCGCCGAAGCGGGGCTATAGATCAGGGATGATGGGTTCGGCGTAGCACCGGCAGTTCCATATCTCGCCGGGGTGGTGGGCAATCCAGTTCGGAGCCTTGTCCGTACCCTCATTCACCATCGGAGGATCATTCCAGGCGAAGACCTTGTTGTTCATCGCCTTGTGACCTGGCCGAACGTCCGTATCGCCTAGTGTCCGCCAGATGTAATGCGTACTTCCGATGTACTGCGCCCGCGCTTGGGTAAGGTGGGCAGCGGTACGAGCCACTTCTGTACGCGCAATCAGCGTGGCGCGGCTCTCCGATACTTCGCCCGACCGTTGGATCTCTTTGGCGATTTCTGATGCCCTGGTGCTGTCTTCCAGCCCCTTGAGCGTCAATTCATGCACGCGCCTGGCGGCATCGATCGGCAGGCTCTTGATGAGATCCACCTGTTCGGCCAGCAATCCGCGCATGACTTCGCCCGTAGGCGCATTCCGGATCTCGTCCGCAAGCGCCTTGGATATCTCCTTGGCGTTCTCGAAATACGTCTGCTTGTCGCGTCGATCAACTTCAAGAA